ATCATGGTACAATAACAGAAAAGGAGGATAGGGAATGTCAACCAAGATTACTTTTGAGATCCAAAAGCAACCTAAACCCACCAAAGAAATGCCCTGGACGTTTGCGATCCTGTGTGAGAACGACGAGTGTGACCCAAACCCTGACACTTGGGTGGTCGCCAAAGATGAGGGTGAGTACGTTCACGGTATCTGCACCGAGAAGGGCTTGGAACACTCCCACGATTGGGCCGTGTGGAACTACGGTTACCCCGGCTTTCGAGCGCACCTTCCGGGGGAGCCTTGGGAGCCAGTATTTTGAAAGGAGGTAAGCAATAGCGAAAAGGCCAAGGGGTAACCTTGGTCTTTGCTCCGTGAGTCAACCTAGTCGGAGCCTGACGAGCATGGTTGAGGAAACAAAGGAGGATAGGAAATGGGTAAAGCAAAGGCCGTAACAGCGGAAGCATTGTTCAATGCTCCCGAGATCCAAACCGCACCGAAGCCAAAGAAGGGCAAGAACGGCGAGAGACTGGTGATTCCCTTCGCTGACTTCGACCTTGTCGCTGCACTTGGCATCGTTGAGAAGGCTATCAAGTCTGTATCGGTGCAGATGAAAGACGCGATCAAGGAACTGGCTACGGATGAGTTCGTGACGCAGATCCTTGCGACAGGAACCAAGCCCGACAGCTTCACCGCTAGGGGTGATATTGCTACGGGTCTGGTGAGTCTTCGTAAACGTGGAAGCAATGCCAAGCTGGACGAGGAAGTTGCGCTCAAGCTGATCGAGAAAGGCATCCATGTGGACGAGATCGAATCCGTACCGGAGCGGTTGGTTATCAATCCTGACATTCTGAAGGACCAGAAGATCATCGGAGCGGTAGCCGAAGCGATCCAGAACCATCCGAAGCTGAAAGGCATTACGGTGGTAATGAAGCAGACCGCCGAGAAGCACTACGCGGTGAGTGAGCAGACACTCCCACAGTTGGCACACGCAGCCGAGAAGGAAGACGAGTTGCGCGAAGTGTTGGGCAAGCTGGCCGTGGTGAGTATCGGACGGTTCGTGCTGGAGAACTGCAAAGACAGCGGAGAGCAGAAAAAGAAGGCTCTCAAGATTCTGTTTGACGCGGAGATCCTGTAGGGCATGAACTTCAGCGAGTGGCGGTATTTATTCCCCCCCCGTCCAGAGTCGGCGGTGACGTGCGACTTGATACGCATGTATCAACGGCGGGGGTGGGTTGGTCAGTTCAAGAAGAACGGGACCTGTGCTGTTATCGGCATCGGTCCCAAGCAGTCGTTCCAGTGGTTCAACCGACACCAAGACACGCTGAAGTGGGAGCCTCCACCTGACACGGTTCAATTGCTTTGGGAAATGTTCGGGAGCAATACATGGACGGTGTTGATAGGGGAGTTAATCCATTCCAAGGTGAAGGATATTCGGAACCGGCTCTACCTCTTTGATTACGTTGTATTGGAGGGTCACTACGCCTTGGGTTCGACGTTCACGGAGCGTCAGGCCGTGCTGTTTGAGCGGTTCGAGCCGTTTATCGCAGCCGAAGCGAAGTCACACTACTTGGCTTCGCGGAACGTCTGGTTAGCCAGGACGATCAAGAAGGAACTGACGAGCGTGTTTCATGCGATCACCAGTCCAGAGGACGAAGGGCTAGTGTTGAAAGATCCATTGGGTAAGCTGCGCGATTGTGAGCGCGAGAACACCAACGGCCACTGGCAAGTGAAGGTGAGGCATCCGAGAACTAACTTTGCATTTTAGGAGGATAGGGAATGATTCTGAGACAAGACGAGAAAAGTTTACTAGAGGATCTGCAAGCGGATACGGACTTGCAACAGATGATGAAGCTAGGCCCGGACGGAAAGGGCCACGTTGACCATTGGGTGAGCTACTACGCCTGTGAGTACACCGACTCCATTGGCACAACCGATACCAGGGTGTACGAGATCCTGAACGCCATCTTGAAGGACGATTACTTTGAGTTTGAGGGAGAGGAGCCAGAGCCAGAGGCGTGGGAAAACCCCATGAATAGCTTTGAGCAGAACAAGCGCGAGTATCAACTGAGCTACGGACCTGAAACCTACTTTGAAGCAGGGTTGGAGGAATGAAGCGCAGGGTTGAGTTTTACGAATGTGAACACAGCGGTGACGAGCAGGGATATGTCGATAACCTCACCAAGCATCCTGATATCCAGAGCGTCACGGTAGTCCAACGGCCTTACAACATGGAGTACGGCGAGGAGGTTGTGATTATCGAGGTCGAATCTGACCTGACTTCCGTTGAAATCGTGGACATAGGGTGGGGTGAATAGAAAGGAGAAACAATGCCATACACACATGAATGGGTAGAGCCTGAATTGTTCTTGGAGCATAAGGGCGTGAGGGTTTACCACAGCTACAAAGACGACGAGTACGATCACCTATTGGAATATCACTTCCAAGTTCAGTTGACGGACGACACCGAGGGAACCACTGAAGACGATATGCACGAGTTTGACGCGCGTGACCTAATAACTTTCAAAGCCAGCCCGTCCGTTGAAAGTTCCGGATACCAAGCTATTCAACAGGCCATAGACAAAGGCGGGAGACAGGAGCTTCTGCCCCCGAGTCAAAAAGCGGTTCATGTAGTAAACCGTTGCCGATATTGCGGGGAAATCCCGGAAGATTGCGAGTGCAGCAGAGGGGGGAGCCGCTTCCTCGACACCGCCGATATGAATCGGGAGGAGCCGTGAGCCGATTACTGACGGATACCATACCTGAAGAAATGACGAACTGTGCTGGTCCCTGCGAAGGCCCGATAGCGAAGGGTGACGCAGAGAACTTGTGTCAGTGCTGCGGTCTGTATTTCTGTGACGTTTGTTGGGATAGGCACGATGAGTGTGAGCCGTGTTCCGAATGTGGGCAAATGCACATTCATAGTTCGTGTCCCGTACCGTGAAAGGAGAGTGCTAAATGATGAGACAGTCGTTAATCACCCAAGGCAAAATCGCAAAGCTGCAAACGGCTCTGTCCAGGAAAATGGAAGGCAACAGCGAGGACGTTGACACGGAGATCCTTGAGGCCATGAGGGAGCTACACCGATACATTCAGCTGGTGGAGCAAAAGCTGGATGAAGTGGAGGTTCAAGCGAACCGGAGACGATTTTATTAACCAGAAAGGAGGGCGAATGAGCGAATTTGACATCTTGCGCGAGTTTGTAGCTGACGTTGACGCTGTTCACGATTGGGCCAGAAAAGAGTGGCCTGACCTGATGGTGACGTATCGCAAGGCAAAAGGGTTGCTAGATGAGTCTGTGCCATTCGAGAGCGACAATCATCCGCAGCCAGCAACGGAGTCTGAGGTACGACTGCTTGCCTATGCGTACACAGACAGTTGTTTGGTCGCAGAAGACTCTGAGGATCGTGATAGCGCGATTGAAGATGAGGTCCAGGGGCCTGGGGGTGGACTAGAACAGGTGCAATCGGCCTATATCGCGGTGTTTCGGAACTACATCACTGGTGGGCCAGGATACATGGGAGCGGTTTATCTAATCTTGTGGGATGGTGCGCCAGAGTTTGTATCTGTTGCCTTTTGGGAGAAGGAGCCGAAGCGACTCAAGATGATTCACTACGGAAACCCGTGAAACAGGGATAGGGGGAAGAAAGGATAGGGAATGAACAACAACAACGCAGGAAAATGGGTGTCAGTAAACGGTTCGATTGAACTGCCTTATGAAAGTGACTTCGTGTTGGTGAAGGCTGCGTTCATCGGAGAAAACGGTTGCGCGGTCAAGAGTCTGGGAGGGCGGTACTACTTCGTGAGAAAGGGCCGCTTCCGAGCCTTCCAAGGTCCGTTCGTGGTTGACACAACGAAGGATACGTTTCTTAAAAAGGGGAGACTATGACTTTTGAAGGAATGTTTGGACAGGCCAAAGAGCGGTTGCTTCCTCATGTGGGTCACGATATCGAGGTTATGTATTACGGGACCGAGAAGTTTCCCATAAACATCGCCATCGAGTGTATGGATTGCAATGAGGTTTTGGTGGACTTCACACCCGAAGAAGAAACGATTCTTGATAAGGGTAGACCACATTCTCAGGAGTGTGGGTGTGACGAGTGTGAGGAGTACAACTACGCCTCAAACCGAAGTAAGGGAATGACTTACTTTGAAGGGGGGAAACCATGAAGCACAACGTCCATTTTTATGTGACCGTCAGGGTAGTGGTTAAGGACGTGGAAGCTGACGGGCAGCTGGAAGCAATTGACAAGGCAGAAAAGATCCTGCTGCCCAAGCTCAATCACGGAATGTTGGACAATTATTCTGGTCACCCAACGGAGTACGCGGATGAGGTCACCGGCTATCTGGTGGACGAGCAAGGCGACGAGGAGTATCTCCAGACCAGGGCTTATGACCAGGACAAAAAGCCAAGCCAACTGTCGGCCACAACAGGGACACCGATATGACACCGCGAGGAGGCAAGAGGAGATACTTCTGGACCGAGGAGCAGGACGAGTTCATGCGGGAGCAGTACGACGGAAAGGTTCCAGGTCGAGCAGCCTGGATTGCCAAGGAGTTTGACGACGTGTATCCAGTTTGGCAAATCAAAAGACGTGCTGGAGTGTTGGGCCTGACAGTAGCAGCAGACCGGCGCAACTGGACTGAGGTTGAGGAAAAGTTCCTCCGTGACTATCTCTGTTCTGCCAGTGCGCAGTACATAGCCAAGAAGCTCAAACGCAGCCTTGCTGCGGTCATGCTCAAGGCCAAGCGGGAGAAGATTCGGCGCGTGGCGATCAGGGAAGGCTACACCTTGCACCTATTGGAGCAATGTTTCGGGATGGATCACAGGGTTATCCAGCGTTGGATGGATGATGAGAAGCTCAAAGGGAAACGGCGCGGAGAGAACGGAAATCGAGGCACTTGGCATTTCACCGAGCGTGACGTGCTGGAGTTTGTGATTGCCTATCCCTTGGAGTTCAGGTTGGACAAGGTCAATCAGGCTTGGTTCATGGACTTAATTACTGGAGGACGGGAGAACGCGGAGCGGTCAACGGTCTGTGTCATGTGTGAAAGATGGCCGGGGGACGATCCTTATGTGGATCACAGGCCGACAGGCGACGACGAGGCCATGGAGATCTGGATTTACTGTCGAGGGTGCAGCGTTGTACCGAAGAAAATGGCGAAGAAGGAGGAACAGAATGGGTTTAACGATTGAAGAAAAGGTCCCGGAAACCGTCAGTGGTGAGTGTCCGTTCTGCCAATGCGACGACATACAGGGAGACTCGTTTGACGTTGAAGGGAACCACGTCTACCAGAGAATGTTTTGCCTTGGGTGTGAAACATCATGGGACGATGAGTACAGGTTGGTGCGCCAAGTGAACACGGACGGGCGCACGATCACAAAGGAGGGTTGATTGGAACTGTTTTTGTTTATCACTGGACTCTCGCTGGCTGTGTGTACCGATGGTTGTCCACAGTGGGTGAGAAAACTGGCGAAGCATGGATGGGTGGTCGCATGTCTGCTGCACATCTATTGCTGCGCCTGAAAGGAGCGGAATGCCACTGGATAGCCTGAAGTCGGCCAAAGAACTGGCGAAGGACAAGCCTCACGGTACGAGGATGAAGTATCTGGGGGGATGCCGGTGTTTACCGTGTAGAGGAGCGTATTCGCGGTACGAAGCCGAGCGGGTGCAGGAGATTAGGAGAACTGGTCGAAGAACTGGAGTTGTCTCGGCACAGAGGGCAAGGGAGCATTTACTGGAATTGTCAAAAAAGGGTGTTGGTAGACGATCAGTGCATTTCGCAAGTGGTGTGGCCGACACTATCTTGCACGAAATCAAGTTGGGCAGACGAGAGCGGATCTTCGGTTCAACGGAATACAAGATCCTCCAGGTTGATGAGACAGCCAAGGGTGCAGGAGGAATCAGGCCAGCTGGACCAACCTGGAAGCTGATAAACGAATTACTTGAGGAAGGGTACACCAAGGCTTATTTGGCAAAGCGGTTGGGACACAAGAGCCCCGCAGTTCAAATACGGAAGGACAGGGTAACTGTCAGGACCGCAGTCGCAATTGAACGGCTGCATCACACCATCATGCTCAACGGGAGATCGGAAGGACCAGAGGCCAGACAGATACGGAAAGACTACCATGAACGACGATGAAAGGAGGAACGTGGACCGAAAAGAAATGAGTTGGAAAGACACATTTGAACGATTCGTGCTGCTCGGCATGTCGGTAGCGGCAGCAGTAGCACTCAACGGTTGCTGAAAGGAGGAAAAATGAAACAGCCAATCAAGATCACGGTAGAGAAATCGGTACTGATTGCAGCGAGACAGAAGGCCATGGGGAAGGAGACTGTAATCAGCAACATCATTGAGGGATTCTTGTCGCTGTGGATTGCGGGGAAGCTCGCGGACCCGGAGGACTTAATGAGAGCGGTCGAGGAGTCCCAACAGGTATGAAACGCGCTGCGATTTACGCCAGGATCTCAACGGTGCGTCAGGACGAAGGGATGCAGTTGGAGGACTTGCGGGAGATGGCGAAACGGCGCAAGTGGGAGGTCGTCGAGGAGTACGTTGACCGAGGGGTGAGCGGAACCAAGGAGTCCCGCGAGGCTCTGGATCGAATGATGGCAGACGCGAAGCGAGGGAAGTTCGACATCGTCATGGTGTGGAAGTTCGACCGCTTTGCGCGGAGCCTACATCATCTGGTTTCTGCCTTGAGGGAGTTCAGTGAATTGGGGGTCCAGTTCGTTTCACACCAGGAAGCTGTGGATACGTCCACACCGATGGGACGAGCTATGTTCGGGTTAATAGGCATCATGGCCGAATTTGAGCGCGAGCTTATTAACGAACGGGTACTGGCTGGACTGGACAGAGCCAGGAGGAACGGCACTCAACTCGGTCGCAGGGAGACACAGTTCGACGAGGCTTGGGCTATTGTGCTGCGTCACGAGGGGAAATCCTGGAGGAAGGTCGCTGAACTGGTAGGGGTCTCCAAGACTGTGCTGCACAGAAGGATGAAAGAGAAAGGAGTGATATGAAGCCGAACGCGGAAGTTTACGAAGAACTGTTGAAAGCGGCAAAGCTAATTACCTCAGCCCATTGTGGTTTCTGTGGTTGCGATATTCACACCACTTCCGGCTGTGCTGGATGCAATCGCATCACTAGACTGAAGCAAGCCATAGCCAAGGCAGAAGGGAGGGACGAATGTATATCCACACACGACCATTAAGAGTCGAGCATATGGGTAAGCGGATTTACCTGCTCGACGACAAGAACTGCCTCGTCGCTGAATTTTCAAGTGACGAAGATTTCGATGTGAGACTTGGGCAAGCAGTCTCCATTGCCAAGGCGGTTGAGACTTATGAGATAGCAGAAACCTTGTACCAAGGCCTCACCGACGAAGTTGAAGGACTCCGCGACGAGATTGAAGCCTTGGACGAGTTCAAATTGGCATGGAGGGAATCACATGAAGGATAAATTCTACCAAGGCAAAAGGAGCATGAACGAATTGTCAGTCTGTGTGAACGGACGAAGGGATCTGCCACTGAGACACATCAGTTACCACTCACCGGATGGGTTTGAGTGGGGCTACGGCGGGAGCGGGCCCGCAGATCTGGCACTGGCGATCCTGACAGACTGGTTTGAGGAAGATCCACTGAAGGTACAGACGTATGCACAAACAGGCGAGGGAGATCCGTCGTCGGCGGTCCACTTCCACCAGCAGTTCAAGGACAAGCTCATCGTGGGGTTACCGAAGGACCACTGGAGGATCACGGACAAAGAAATCAAGGCGTGGTCCAACGAGATCGGAGCGTTGTGCAAGGACTGTAAGCGGGGAATGTACGAGTCGGACGGGTGTAGGGAGTTTACTATTCCGATGAAAGACGGGACCAACTCACCGCCGGTCAAGCACGG